GATACTGCTGCCAACCAGATAGGCTTTAGGCTTTGGCTGGTTGCACGAGACCAGGTTGATGATACAATTGCCTTTCCATTACCTAATGCTGCCCGAGAGCTGGCAACGATACCGTTAAAAGCCGGAGAGTATTTCCATTATTTTGAAGGGATTGAGAATAGTATCAAATATACAGGTACCGGTGAGAGCGGAGAGATAACGCCAACGTTCGGCAAAACTATTCCGATAATTATAAAGTACTCCGACGCGGCGCTCAATTTCGTAGAAGAATATACCGGCAAAGGATTTATGCTGGTGTGGGCAATTTGCGAAACGGCTGATAAAGAAATTGTGGGCACATTCTGCAAACCTATTATACTCCGCAAATTTGAAGTCAAGCAAGACTCGGATGGCAAATATGTGAGCCTTGAGTTTGGCAATACGCACTGGCGACAGCCACTTAAATATAAGGGCGAAATTGTTACTGCACCAGCCACTATATTGGGAGCCGGTGCCACCGAACTTACGATTGGCGCATCAGGATCGTACCAGTTGACCAATGGAGCAGCAGTACTCGCAACAGTTGCCGGTTTAGCAGCTGCCGATTATGGCCGTTACATTACGGTTACTGCTCCTGCAGTTGATGGTACTGCACCGACGATTGCCGATAATGCTGTATTTATTTTGCGCGATGGTGCAACATGGACAGCGAATCCGGGCAGTCAGATTACCTTCCAGGTTCTTGATTCAGCAACCTTAGTTGAAACAAACAGGGTTCAGACAGCATAGACCTTTTTTTACTGTCCCTATATTTTGAAAAGCAGCCCAGTAACTCTATTTAGAGCCTGGGCTTTTTTTATGTCCTTTCGGGTTTTTGCAATGCAAAATATATTTGATCTAACAATTTGTAAAGACGCAACGCATTGCGTCTCTACGAACAATAAACCCATTAAAATCCAACATCATGAATTTTACCGAAAAGAAACAAGCTTACCAAAAGATGCAGAACCCTGCACATTTATGTTGCGACCACGAACTTCTTACAAAAAAGGCACCCGATGCATTCGTTTTAAAAATGGGTATCGTTGATCAAGCGAAAGCCCAGCGCGAGATACTTTGGGCATTGCTCGATGTGGCTACGGTTGAAGAAATTGAAAGCTACCGCAAACCGGATGAAAAGCTAAATTTATCTATTGCCGCATTATCGCTTTTGCTTTCATACTCAATTCCATCGACGAAAGAAGGATTGAAAGAATACGACGATTCGATTTGTGAGTTAATGGATCAAGTTGAAAAAGCTGGGGTTTCACTTCCGGACGAATTACAGGATCGGGTATCATTAGCCAAAAAGTATCTATCTGATGCAATGGTAAAAATTCAGTTTACTGAAAAGCTGATCGCTATGGATTTAGCAAAAGCAACTCAACCACAGTTGGCCTCGATTACCAGAAGCTTAAAACTTGAAACTCCAAATTATACTGCAGCAACATTGCGTATTGTTTTGGATGACTATCGGTTTAGTCTTCCAAAATTTGAAGAAGCAAGCGAAGAAGAAAAGATTCCTGTTGAAGCTCATTTGGAAGTAGTGAATGAACTGACTGAAGAAAATGAGCAGCTTAAAGGCGAACTCGAAGAAAAAGAACTCGAGAACGAGGATCTTCAGGAACAATTGGATGATGCTGAAGCCGAAAAAGAACTGCTCGAAGAAGAGCTGGAAGAAGAAAAAAAAAGCGAAGTAAGTCCGGATCTGGAATAGTTCAGAAAGAGCAGGAGTATCCGAACATTCAATGGGATAATCTAGCCGATCAGGACGTGCAACGAGCCGTTATCATCTACAATGACCGCGTGAATACCTACCGAAAGATGAAGGAAATTGACGCGGTTATTGATTCAGAACCTACCGAAGACCGGATTATTGATCTGGCCGAATTGAAAAATAGGAATATTCTGGCATTTAAAGAGCTTCAAACTTTTAACGATAAAGGAAAATGGAGAAACAAACACCCGCTGATCGTTCACCATAGCATCAGAACGAAGTACCAGGAACTGCTTAAAAAAGACACTGCCGGGTTCCTTGCCGAATTTACCAATACAGCCAATAACGTGAACAGATACAAAAGTTTCCTCAATAACAAGGATAGGTCGCCAAACCAGCACGAGAAAGATCGTGAAAACCTGACTAAACATACCGAGCGCGAAACGATTCTGCGCGAAGTACTGGAGGAAAATAAAAAATGAACGAAATAACAGTTTTCAATTTGGGTAATTTACCCACTGCTCCTGTTGAGCAATTCAACGAACTGCAGGAAGATTTCAAAGTATTCGATCCGGATAAAAATATGAAGCTGCAAATGCTCATTATCACCCGGGGTTTTAAATATGCATTTAAAGCCTGGGAAGATCCGGATGGCAAACTTTGGATCATCGATGCCCATCAGCGAAAGTCTGCTTTGCTTATTCTCCGGAAGAATGGATTTATCATTCCGGCTATTCCTTACGAACCAATCCATGCCAAAGATAAACGCGAGGCCGTGGAAGAAATAGCCGCTTACAATTCGGAATTTGCCAAAAAGAATCCAGATACTCAGTTGTTCAATAAATACGATATTGGCATGGATACGCTCCAGCGATTTAACCTGAATTTTGGAGACGAAACACTTGGATTTGAGAAAGAACATGCCAGCATTACTACCGAATATACCGAAATAGAAGAAGATGAAGCGCCTGATTTAGATGAAACAAACATCGTTTCGCAGCAGGGCGATATCTGGCTATTGGGGAAACATCGGCTGATGTGTGGCAGTAGCACTGTTTGGACTGATGTTAAGCGCCTGATGGCCGGAAACCTGTGTGATTTGGTTGTAACCGATCCACCTTACAATGTGAATTACGAAGGGAAAACAAAGGACTCGCTGAAGATTAAGAATGACAACATGAGCGGAAGCCAGTTTTACCAATTCCTTTTCGACTTTTACCGCAACATGTACCGGGCAATGAAAGGTGGCGCATCGTATTATATCTTTCATGCCGATACTGAAGGGCATAATTTCAGACAGGCATTGCTCGATATTCAGTTTAAACTGGCTCAGTGTCTGATCTGGATTAAACAAGCCTTTATCATGGGACGTCAAGATTACCACTGGCAGCATGAACCCATACTTTACGGATGGAAGCCAACCGCATCACACAGTTGGTATTCTGACCGAAAACAATCGACTGTAATTGAATACGACAGACCTGTCAGGAACGATATACACCCGACCATGAAACCGGTAGGATTGATTGCATACCTGGTGCAAAACAGTTCGATAGCCGGGCATATTGTTGCTGACTTTTTCTCAGGATCCGGATCGACGATTATGGCTTGTGAACAAACCGATCGCATTTGTTTTGCGATGGAGCTGGATCCGATTTATGTGGATCAGGATGTGAAAAGATTCTTCAACTACAAAAACAGTGAGGATATCAGACTGCTTCGCGATGGTAAAGAGTATCAGTGGAACGAATTAAAAGCCCAGTTATGGATCAGTCAACCCTCATAAAAATCAGGAATTACGGTGCGTTGAAGTATGCTCCGGAACGAATTTGCAAGATGCTTGGCCTGTTTGGCGAAGATTCTCAACGGTTTTTGGTAGAGTTTGAGGACGAAGAAAGTCAGATCAGGCAATTTTATGATCAGGGAGTGGCCATTGGCGACTACAATATTGATGCTGAACTTGCCAAACAATCGGAAAAAGGTGAAATACTTGCCATCATTCAGCTTCAGGAACGGCAGGAAAAGACCAAAATAAGCACATTAAAACACGAACTCTTTGGAATATGAACTACCTCTCACGCATCGAATCGCTACACCCGGATATCATTGAGCATTTTATTGAGAACGGAGTTTCGAAGGCCATACCGGAAGACCTACAGATGATCATCAGACAGCTGACGTGGGCGGTTGAAATATGGGAAACCGAACGGAACATCACCCGAGCTGCTAAGCTTCTTAAAATGCGGGTAAAGGCCAAACAAAACATCACACTCGGACTGATGGCCTGCAAACAACGCATCAACGACTCGAAGCTTTATTTTAATGTTGATTGTACGGTTTCGAATAAGTACTGGCTGCTCGATGCTGCCGATAAATTTGAGGACCTGACTAAGCTTGCCATTGCCCAGGATAAACTGAAAGAGGCCGGAACTTTCCACGAAAAAGCAACCGAGTACCGGGTGAAAGCCAACGCTGAACTTTCGCTGAGCGATATGCAGCCACCAATCTTCCTGATAAGCGATAAAATGACGCTGGATGAGTTGGGTTTTGAAAAGAAAAACCTGAAAGAAATTGCCAGGAAGCATACGGATGGCTTCTATGTTGGCCTGATTACTCAGCTACCAATTGACAAAACGGATAAGCGTCGCCTGATGTATGATGCCGGAATTGAGGATGCGAAAATAATTGAAGAACTAGACAACAATGGACCAGAATAAAGTATCAGAACTCGAAGAATCGTACATGAATAAGATGCAGATCCGCGCAAATCTCATCGATCCAAATATACTGATTGCACGCATTGCCCGTGCCGGTGGTAAAACTGAAGGAATACTAATTCCACGTTTGCTTCGTGTATCGTTCTCAATGCCTGGCGAATTGTCATTCCTGATTCATAAGACCTATACAGCTGCGATGATTAACATGGTCCCGGCAATCTTGGCCGGATTCAAAAAGCCTGTGGGTGAAAAGCAGGAGCCTATGTTTAAGGAAGGTATCGACTATGTTGTAGGTGCGACGAAGCTACCGGCACACTTCAAAAAACCTTTGTACGAAGTGGCTTATCCCAAACACTCGATTGTCATCCGCACCGGGCATCACTTTCAGCTCGTGGCATCCGATCAGCC